CAGAACGACAGATTTACGATCCACCATGAGGATTTCAGGCACCTCATGGCATGTTTGAACGTGGTCTGCTGCCACGGTGGTTGAAGTACGTCTCGAGGACTGCCATAAAGCCCAGTGAAGGGCCCGTCAGTTACTCAGATCAGAGGCTCAAACAAGGGCGTTGAAGGCTGGTCAAGCCGTAGCGCCATACACGATCAGACAGGATGCACTGGGCAGTGAGCATATACAATGTGTCAACTGCCATCGACACAGAGGGGAGACTTAAGACACTCCCAGTCCTGACACACAAGCATCGGTCTGCTACAAACGACCAACAGGTCGACCTAGCTGTGCTTGCCGTCAAGCGGAGGGCTGCCCAACAATGAAACATGGGGACTCACGTCGACCCAAGCCCCACTGCGGGGTTAGCCATCTGCAGAGACAGTCCTTCGAGCACAGGTGGAATTGCAATGGACGAATCCAAATACAACACCACCTGGCACTAGGGACTTGTCCATCCGATGTGACCGCTAGCGCGAAGACTACACCGGAGTCGGCAACGTCGAAACCCTGAACGCGGGTTGAAACGGGAGGCGTGTCAATAGACCCCCGCGTGGTTAGAGTCAGTGGGCGCACGGCAACTCCACGGGAACACTCTAAACTCACAAGTGACACACGTACCGTCGCTTTATTGAAATTATCTCAAGCCGCACTGCATGCCACGTGCAAGTCGTCGGATATACCCCGTACGCGGGAACCACAATTTACCTGTATCACTTGGCATTACGTACCAAGCCGAGGAACTCATGGAGTCGACTCGCAGGAATATGGACAGACTGGGTCATTGGATTGACCTCAGCAGTCTTGATGTCGTCACGGTCGGGTGGCGTGTCGGGTTCCGTAACCACAACACCACGCTCAAGCCGGTCCATACGCTGGACGAGGAGGCCATAGGCCGCCTCAATTTGAGCAGTCGACGGTTTGGCAGATGTTACTCCGCCGCTCACTTGACATATGAAAATGTCGGCCTTTCCAGCAGCTAGGCTGGTTAGGGTGGACAGTGTAATGGTGTTTGCAGCCCCTGTTCCAGTGGCGGAAACATTATACACTGCCATACCGATGGTGTTGTTACTGCCATCGGTCGTGTCAACCACACCGGTCGTGCTGTCCTCCATGACAGACAACGCCGCTATGGCTGACCCTGGCGTTAGCGTTGCACCTCCAGTCACAGAGCCCACGAAGGCCCAGGATACTAGATAGGTGCCCGCCAACGGCAAAGTGAATGTGGCTTTGCCACACACCGTCGGGATTGTGGAGCCAGCGCGCACCAACCCACCGGTTGTGCCTAAGAACGCTGAACCAGACGCAGCTGCAGTTCCAGCTGGCCCCTCCACTATATGTGCATAGAGCGAATTTTGCCCTATGGGAGTTTGCTGTTTACGGCGGATCATCGTCCACTCGTGTTCCACCCACAATTCGCCGGCCGGACTGGCAGTCTGCGTTCCTACAGAGGCAATCTGAAACTGCCCGAGGTCGTAGAACTTGCCAGGCTGACCTGACGGAGCCTCCTGATTCGCGCTCGAATACACGAAGTATTGGTTCAGGGCTAACCCGCTGCCATTCTTGGACTTACCACGAGAGACCCGTGACTGCAACACGTCGTGCATGAACACGCCAGAAAACGGAGGGCCAGAGATGCTACCTTCGTAGTTCTCCATTTGGCTTGTTGAGGTGAATGTAGAGTCATCAGGATCCATGTTGGTTGCATAGATGATGAGACCGGCAGTTACCGCACTGCCACTCGCAGTATATTCCATACCGCGGTACCAGAACCGTAGCCGATGACATATATACTCCTCATATGTCGAGGCGATCTGGCTGAACACTGGGAAAAGCAGAATATTCCCGGGGTTCAGATAGAAGTTCTGAATCAAAGCGAATGCGGTTGTGGTGGTCGGAAGGTCACAGACCTTCTCAAACCTGCGCGTGAACTTGTCCCGCACGGTATTCGTATTCTGCCACACCATTCCCACATTCAATCCATCCCGCACAGCGCTACCAACGCCAGCGGGGGGATGGACAGCCGAATACGCAGCACCGCTGCGCGTCCGTGACTGTCCTTTGGCTCCCCGAGCCAATTTACTCACTGCACGCTGCAGTGAGGCACCTAATTTCGAGGCTTGAGCGCGAGGTGCATTGCGCTTAGCCTTGGCCACCGATTTAGAACGCGAAGACATTCTACCAACAATCAATGGACGGGGTTAAAAGGTAATCAGAAGCTTAAAGCTGAGGTAGGTGAATTAGCCTACTATGTCAAATTGGAATTCTGACCGCGGGTCCCACACCGCGTTTTTAAGGGGTTCACTCTGCGTTTTCACGGACTTGTGACCGTTGTCGCTGGTCAGTCGCATTACCCCCGAAGGGGGGAGTGAACACCCGTGCCTTATCTGGCCGTTTGCGATTTACGCATATTACGAAACCAGACTCTGCGCTCTTCCATCACCCCTCGCGCAGGCTTGGCTTGGCTTGACTGCCCAGTTAAGGACGCATCAGTGGCCGGCCGCAGCGTGACACCAGAAGGGGGAGGAATGGGCCCAGAGAGCACCTGAAATGGGTTGGGGGTTTTCACACCACCAAGCCACACATTAGGAGACAGCGAGATCGCTGCTGCCTCTGCCTGAGTTACGGGCGCTGCCATTGCTGCGGCAGCGGATTGGAAAGTCACGTGTGGCTCAGCGTTAACATTCGCCTTAACATCCTCACGTTCACTGATTTGTACGGTGACACCACGCCAGTGGCGCGGGAACTTCACAACATCATCCCTCAGGACCACTTTCTCGCAAACAAGCTTGCCTGGGTTGTTACCCCAATCAGACTCATTGCGCGGTCGGTGACGGTTGTGGCGCACTTGGCGCCACTCAAGTGCCGATTTGCATTTCGGCACCCAAACCTTTGGCACTTCAGCCTCTGGCAACCAGTCATCGTCCTCCATTTGGAACTCATTGCCATCGTCTGTGACACAGCAATCTGGCACTGATCCATCGATCATGGCCGCCCGGGCGAGAGGAGGATAATCTAGGATGTAGGGCAACGTCTGCACCTTCGCCAACATGAGCTTGTACTGCTCTAAATGTTCGCGCGTCAGACTGTAAGCCACGAGCAACATCTCCCAGATGCGCTCACTACGCTCCCGTACGGCATGGGTGTTCGCCAAGCGAACCTGTTCCTCACGGCCGTACCGATCCCGGCGGGTCACCACCTTGGTGCCCTGAGTGACACGCAATAGCGTGTCATTGAGTTCTTGCAGAAACGGTATACCTGCAAAAGATTTTTGGCGACTGAGTGCGTCACCCCGAACAAGCCCTCTTGCGTAGTCAGCACGTGGCACACGCTGTCCGTTCACCACGGTGAACGGTATACAGTTGTAATACCCGTATTTTGAATACACGCGCCCAATGTTTGGCGCAAGCACCAAGCACTCCAGTCCATCAATGATGACCGGATAAAACTTGGATGAGAGGAATGAACATCGGTATTTGGCGTTCTCGCCAGTGAACAACTTCAACTTCAGGTCCAACCCAAGCGATGCCATGACTGGCACGATCTTGAGTGGTCTCCCGTTGTCCACGATAAGCGCATGCGGCGCCACCATGAGATTGTCATCGCCCAAAGCGAAATACCGGATCTGCTCGAGAATCTTCTCCATGGGCTGTTTCATCAGCTTACACAGAGCATACATCATGCAGCACACCTGGAGAAGTGTATTGCCACACGACGTCTGGTTGTCACCTGAATGTCTCGTGCCATCGATCGCATATTGAATGTCGAACTTGGCCACACCCACAGTCTTGATTGCTGCGAGCATGGCGGTCACGATCTCAGTTGGGGCGCCGAAGCGCTTGAACAACTCGATCTCGAATTGCAGCAATTGACGATGTATCGTTGAATCGTACTTGGAGAAGTCACCCTCCAATATTGCTGCATTGGTTCGATTGAGGACCTCCTCAAACGACGCCCCTATTGTGCTACCATCAGCTCCTGTCGGGAAGTATACCGAAAAGACCTGGTTCCAAACCTGCTTGAGCCGCTTCTGAAAAGCGTAAACCCATGGCCCGGTGAGGACATTGTAGTGGGGATTCCCTGCCTGAATAACACGTCCACGGAAATTGGGCATGCCGTGGATGCATGATCGAGCGCCGATATTCTCGCGCTTGACCATCGCCTTCCGGAGAGCAAACTTGCGAGGATTATAACCTCCAGCATGTAGCTCAGCGCGGATGCGCTTGTGTTCCTCTTGAAGTGACCGTGGATTTCGCTCGTTCCACTCGTCAAAGGCCGCACCATTATCGGCAATAAGCCCGAAGTCTGGGAATAACACATCCAGATTCTCGAGTACCATCCGCCGCATGTTGATTACCTCTTTGGGATCAAACAGGGGCGAGTGGTGTGCAGGCGTCTTCTTGAGAGCCGTTTGCGCTAGAGATGCCTTTACCATATGGGCTGAATTCTCCGGCACTGCCACAATACTGTGGGTTGAACAGACGGCACATGGCGTGAGACTCTCGGTGTCACGAACCACATGTGGGTCTGGGACAATCAGGGTTGCTGACTCGTCAATCTCCAACTCGTCCAGTTCCTCAATAGTGACGGATGGCGGACACGCTGGCAGCTGCACCAGCGAGATCGGCCCTTCCCTCACGGCAATGGGAGGCGATGAACGGTTTTCCCTATAGCAATCAAACACGGAATCCATCTGAGCACAGCTCAAAGATGGCACATCG